GATGGAGCAAACCTTACAGGTATCGAAGGAATTCCTACAGCAACTATTGTGCCGTGGTCTTCTTCTTCAGTGCCAACAGGTTTCTTAGAGTGTAATGGTGCGGCTGTTTCAAGATCAACTTACTCTGCATTATTTGCAATCGTAGGTACAACTTATGGAGCTGGAGATGGGGCATCAACTTTTAACGTACCAGATTTACAAGACAATGTTGCAGTTGGAAAATCTGGAACTAAAAACTTAGGATCTACCGGTGGAGCAAACACTGTGGCGGCATCTGGAACCGTTGGTGGTTCAACAGCTAACGCTACTTTATCAACCGCACAACTAGCATCACACTCACACAGTGCTGCTACAGTAGGACCAGGTTTTTGTGGAGTACAGCCTAGTGGTGGAACACCTAGAGCGGGTAGTGGTAACACAGGGAACACAGGATCTGGAACAGGTCACTCTCATAACATGAGTGCAACTTTTACAGGTAGTGCAACTTCAGTTGTGCAACCTTATTTAGCAGTAATTTATATAATTAAGACGTAGGAGAAGATATGGCAACAAGCGCAACATGGACAGTAGTATTTGAAGATAAAACAGTCATCAAACAAAGTGGTGATGGAGCTGGTGCTTATACAATCGTCGATAATGATTTTTGGGGATTATCTAAATGGAATAATATTTGGGCGATCCAATATGGAACAGCTAATCCAAGTGACACTGTTGAATACAGAGATGGGACTGCACACTCTTCTTGGGAAGATGCAAATTTAGGTGACTTTCAAGATTTTATTACTAGATGGGACGCAGCTCATTTATCTCAATTACAATCTGATTGGGACAACGATAATGTTGATGGTGAAAGTGAATCTGATAAAATTGCTAGACTAGGTGCCAGACCTACTTCATACTCATCTTAAGATCTTAAAAAACAATTAATTGAATATCTAGTGCCTTTTATTATAGGCTCGGTGCCATGTATCCAAATAGGCTCTGCAGGAAATAACATTGCATCACCTGTTTTAAATACTTCTTTTATTTTACCATCGAAAAATTTAAACTCTCCTCCCTCATAGTCTTCATTTAAATTTAAAGTACAAGAGGCTCTCGTATTAGGACCTATATCAGTATGATCTTTAATATACTGACCTACGTCATATCTTAGTATTCGTATATTATTAGTTTTGCTAATATTTATGCTATCAAAAGTAGGAGATATTTTATTTGTTTTTATGTAATTAACATAGTTAGCTATCATTATAGATATATATTTTCTAGCTTCATCAAAAGCATATTGTATATCTTTATTAGGCTGACTTATTACAGATAAATTTAAACATTTAAAATTATCTTGTTCAAATTTTTTAGTTTCATGTTTATAACTTGACTCTGTGTTATGAAACTCTGGGTGTTTTTCAAATATCTCTATTATTTTTTGACAAATATTTTTAGGAACTAAATTATTAATTCTATATTTTAAATCAGATATTTTGTGATTATATGACATTATCTTAAATTCATCCACGAAGTTAGAATATATTTTTTACCTGATAATGGTGGATTTCCTCTATGTACGTAAGGAAATGCTGCAGGCCATATAACTATTCTACCTGTTTTTGGTTTTATTCTTTTTGAAAAATGTAAAAATTCTGTTTCTCCACCTTCTTTTACATCATTTAAATATATGGAGTAAACAAAAGCTCTGGGTTCATTGTCAAATCCTTTTCCATGCTCTATATGCCAAACATGATATCCTTCAGTAGGTAAAGTTTTTTGTATTTTTAAAGTTGTAAAATGAAATGGTCCACCATCATATGCTTGTTGAGCTCCTGTGTTTTCAGTATAGTGCTTAAAAGCCATATCAAAATTTAACATCATAGGTTTTAGAGTTTGCCAATAAATATCTATATTATGGCTCCCTGCAAAAAATTGTTGATCTTGTTTTTGTAATATGGATGATTGTTCAAAACCAATTCGATTTATTGTATTATTAAATTTATCTTGATCCTCGTATAATTTAATTGCTTTATCACACTCTGTCTTGGTGATATAATTATCATATACGCCTATAAAGTTATCTATATTTACTTTCTTTTTCATTTTGTTTTTTTACATAGAATGTTAAAATCTGCAAAGTAAATGTACTTTAGCTCAGAGTCTTTTAAAGTCAATAATGCATCTTCAATAGTTTCATTCATCGCATAACCAGCTAGATTAAAAGAAGTATTCATTAAAATTGGAATTTTAAAATTTTTTAAAAGTTTATATAAAACAAGATTTTGTTCTTTATTTATTGTTTGTAATCTACACGTATTATCAGCATGGACTAAAGAGGGTATTTTATCTTGAGCTAATTTTTTAGCTTGAGCTGCATACATCATATGTGGAGATTTTTTTATATCCAACATTTCAAAATAATCATTTGCATTTTCCTCAAGTATAGAACAAGCAAACGGTCTATAACTTTCTCTTTTTTTAATTGAATTCATTATATCTTTTGCGTTAATTATAGTAGGATCAAGAAGTAATGATCTGTTTCCTAACGCTCTAGGACCTCCTTCAGTTTTTCCTTGAAATAGTCCCACGACATTTCCTTTTTCTAGTAAATTAACCACCTCACTTATTTCTACATTTTTATAAGTATCAAAAATAAAATTTTTAGATTCTCCTCCTATATAAATACTAGACAAAGGTTTAGGTTTTATATTTGCTAAAAAAAGATAGAGATAAGCTGTTCCTATACAATTTCCCTCATCTCCACACAAAGGTTCAAAATATAAATTTTTACCTAAAAATTTTTTCTTTAACTTATAATTATTAACTACGTTCAAAGCTGTGCCACCTGTAAATATCATATTATCCGATTTAAATTTTTCTACTAACTCTAGATATTTATTCTCAAAATAAACCTGACAAGTATGAGCGGCATCTTGATTAACAGGAATATTTTTTACCTCTTCAAAAGTAATTTGATTTTTTAATTTTTCATACAACTCTTCATCAAATTTACCATAAGACTGCCAGCCCATAAATTTACCTTCTTCATGATCTTTAAAATTCATTCTAAAAGTAGCAGCTGAATAAAACATACCTAAATCAAGTTTATTACTTACATTAAATTTAGTATCTTTATCTATAAATAATCCATTATTTTTTTTTACAGAATTGCTTTTAAACGATTCTTCTACGTATATATTTTTATACAAACATTTTACAGGAGGAGACTGATCTGGATCTATTGTGTAAACCGAGGTAGTTTCATAACCAGATAAATTGTCAGATAACTGCCAATCACTTCCTCTACTATCAATGACAAAAATAGTAGCTTTTTTAAACTTAGAATCTATGTACGCTTTAAATAAATGAGACAAATGATGAGGATTAATATAGCAAAAACTTTTGGGGGGAATATTAATTTTTTTATATTTAAAATACGTTTCTAATGAAAATGCATGACCTGCATCATAATTGTATCCTGTAATTAAAAGTTGATCTATTTTAAAATTTTTATTACTTAATAAATCTATACAGGCATAAGGTATACCACCTGAATTTTTGTTTTTTGTTAGTTTAGATTCTTCACTGTACCAAACCATAGTATCATTTTTAAAAACGCACAGAGATGAGTAATGACCAATATTAACAGAGCAGATAATCATTATTCTGCTTTCATATGCCAATGTATAAATCGATAAGGAGATTTACCTGAATCTATTAGATGTCCATGAGAAAGAAAAGATGGAAATATAATCATAGTGCCAGGAACAGGCTGAAGAACTACACTTGGAGCAGAGGATGTATTTGCATCTACTATGGCTTGAGGAAGTTTTGTCATTTCAGCTCCAGCTCTTGGATCATAGAAAATAGGTTTAGAAGTATCTTTATTACATTTTAAATAATAAATGCCTGAAACATGAGTGTTCTGATGAACATGAGGATAGTGATGACCTCCACCCTGTAGACTAAATTCTTGAACCCATAAACTAGTAAATTCTAAATTAGTAAATTTAGAACCCGTCTCGGTTAAAAAATTATTGGAGTATTTTTTTATATCTTTTATAAAAAAAGAAAACCTTTCATCGTTTTGTAAATTATGTGATTGATAACTTTTGTTAACATCTGCATTTTTTATATTATTTAAAATGTCATCACAGGTTTTTTCTAGTTGTTTTAAATACTCTGGAAAGATGCCCTCCCATATATTAGTCGGAAAAAAATTATAATTTTTAAACATTTGTTTCTAATCTATACCAACACGGTATTGTATATCTTTCTCCCTCTGTTATTTTTAACACTTCATGGTTAATCTTACATCCCTCAAAAGAGATAAGAGTTCCTTTTTTTGGTTTAAAAAAAACATCACCTACCCTTGTAATACCACCTTTGAAATCATCGTTTAAATAAATAATACTTGTATGAGGATGATAGTCAAAGTCTACGTGATTGCTTTGGCTCTCTCCTGTAGGCCAACGCACAATCTCAAAATAATTTACGGTAATATTAGAATCTATGTCTTTAGCAAATCTAACTAATCTTTCATATAATTTTTTAATGATAGGATTACCTAGTAATTCCATGCACTGAATAACTTTAGTTGTCCGATGCAACTTACAAAAAGGTCTTTCTAAAATAAAATTTTCTTTATGATACTCTATAAAATGATCACATTCTTGATTACTTAAGAAATTTTCATTAACAATTCCTTCTAAATTTCTCATAATTATGCTACTTTCATTCTCTAAAAAACTGATATATAAGCTATTATATGCTACAAAAATTAAAATTCAAGCCAGGATTCAATAAACAAGACACTGAGTCAGGAGCAGAAGGCCAGTGGACAGATGGAGATTTTGTTAGATTTAGATATGGTCTACCAGAAAAAATAGGTGGTTGGTTACAATTAACAGCAGGTAATAAAACATTACCGGGAGCTGCCAGAGCACAAGTTGCATTTTCTAGTTTTGCAGGTGAAAAATACACTGCAATTGGAACATCACAAGGTTTATTTTTATACTATGGTAATGACTTTTATGACATTACTCCTCTAGATACAGCGATCACTGGAGGTACATTAACAACTGTTAATGCATCTCGAACTGTAACTATTAATAAAGGATCACATGGTCTAGCTGTGGGAAGATACGTAACTCTTTCATCTGTTACAGTAACAGGTGCATCAGATTTTACAGCGGCAGAATTAGAACAAGTTTATGAAATATTAACTGTGCCTGACGTAGATAAATTTACAGTGCAAGCATCTCGTGCTGAAGGAGGATCTGGCATGACTGCAGCAGGGGCAGTGACTGTTAATCCGTATGTTGAAGTAGGACCAACAACACAAACAACAGGTTATGGTTGGAGCACATCTACATGGGGAGCATCTACATGGGGAACAGCTAGAGGAACAAGTGATGTGATCCTAGATCCAGGAAACTGGAGTCTTGATAATTTTGGACAAGTATTAGTTGCAACTATATTTAATGGTAAAACTTTTACCTGGAATGCGGGTGCATCTAATCCAAGAGGTAATAGAGCATCATTAACCACATCTAATTTTCAAACTACTAACAATCCTACAGCTACTAGATTTACATTGGTGTCAGATAGAGACAGACATTTATTTCACTTTGGAACTGAAACTACAATAGGTGATGTCACAACACAAGATCCGATGTTTGTAAGATTTTCTAATCAAGAGGATTTAAACACATATACGCCGACAGCAACTAACACAGCGGGCACTTTTAGATTAGATACCGGAAATGAAATAAGAGCAGCGCTTCAAGGTAAAGACTACGTTTTTGTTATAACTGATCTCGCTGCATACGTAATTCAATTTGTTGGTCCACCATTTACATTTAGTGTTAGACAAGTTGGTACTAACTGTGGTTGTATCAGTCAACATGCAGCAACGTTCGTAAACGGAGCAGTGTTTTGGATGGGATCGCAAGGTGGATTCTTTGCATTTGATGGTACGGTTAAATCATTACCATCATTAGTAGAAGATTTTGTATTTAGCACAGACGGAGATAATCTTGGATTAAACTTTAATTCAAGAGATGTTATCTTTGCAGGTGCCAATAATTTATATACAGAGGTAAACTGGTTTTATCCTAAATCAGGATCTGAACAGATTGATCGATGTGTAACTTATAATTATTCTGAAAACTGTTGGACAACATCGTCTTTAGATAGAACTACATATCAAGATCAAAGTGTATTTGATAATCCATATGCTACAGATTACGATGATACACTAACCCCAGTTTTCCCTGACATATTAGGAATTACAAATAAATATGGAGCATCTATTTATTATGAACATGAACAAGGCACAGATCAAGTTAACAGCACGGCTACAACAGCTATCCCTGCCTTTATAAGATCAGGAGATTGGGATATAACATCTAGACGAAGCGCCTTGGGTCAGGCAACAGGAGTTGCAGATTATAGAGGAGATGGTGAATTTTTCATGGCTGTTAGACGATTTATACCTGATTTTAAATATCAACAAGGTAATGCTAAAGTAACTTTACTTGTTAGTGCATATCCAGACGATGTGGCTGTAAGTTCTCCACTTGGACCCTTTACAGTTACGTCAACAACTGATAAGGTA